ACCAAAGTACAGCCTGCCTTCATGGAAGGTAGCCGTCCTGGGCCAGCCTCTGCCGGAAGACCACACATCCTCGTACCCAGACTCCAGTTCCCAGTTGCCATTGGCAATGGCGGTGGTATCAAAAAATGGTATCTCGGTCACCGCACTGACCACTGTGGCACTTGTATACGCCACAATCCTGGCCCTGCCCTGGGGGCTGGCATTGATGTACTGGCCAACAGACCCGGCACTGAATACGCCAGAACTGGCCGTCAGTGTGACCTCGCCAGACTTTGCACTGGGTGTCAGGGTGCCTGCAGGATTGGACAGGGTAATGGTGAATGCATACTTTGGTACGCTGACAAACGATATGTTGCTGACTGTCCAGCTTGCGTCTGTGCCACCCCGCACAATCTTGATCGGGTTGATGTCCTTGTGAGTGATAATCAGAGTATCCGCGCTCTGAGTCCAGCACATGGTTGACAGGATAGAACTGGTTACCGCAGACACTGCCAGGTAAGGGTTTCCACTACCATTGATGTTTGTGATCAGCACCTTGTCCTTGAACACATACATCCGCTGGTTAGTGAAGATCAGCATATAACTGTCATCAACCGAGAACTCGAAGGGCACACACCGAGTGCCATTCTGTGGGTTGGCCGCACTGGGCAACTCGTACAGGTATCTCAGGCCGCCCCGGCGCCTTACCCCACCCTGGGGCTGCACCACCACATTAGTGAGTGTCTCAGCCCCATTCTGGTATTGATTTAGATCAACCCTGGCTCGAAGCAAGGGATCCAATTCCCCGCTGCTGAAGTTGGTCTGAAACAGGACAAGCCGGGTCATTAGTACCTCACCGCAACCAGGCTGAAGTCTTCAAAACTGTGGGTCACATTGCCCTGCCCATCAATGACCATGGCCGTGCGGAAGAAGCCGCCCCGGTTATTCTCGGAAGGCGCCCCAACGGCCACGCCTTGCCAATACTGGGTCTTGGTGACCTGGTCTGTGATCGGGTCTGCCAGGTGCCATGCCATCATGTACTTCAGCAATTGGACAAAGTAGCTGGGCATCTCAGCCTCGGTGGGCAGAAACTGGTAGTCGATGACCACAGTCTCCTCATTGGTCAGCAATTTGTCGCCCTGGATTGTCCAGTCAGTAAATGTCCTGGCACCTACCGCGGTGCTGTTGTAGGCCCGGCGAATCGTACCCAATCGGTCTGATGGGAGTTGGTATTCGTATCTGTACTGATTGACTGGCGTATTGATAGTCTGAGCCAGCGCAACCTTCTTGAATGTAAAACTCCAGGGGTATGCCTGGAGCGTGGCCTTCTTCAGGTCTGGATAGATCCGGTCACAGATGTTGGATGCATCGGTTCCCTCATTGAATGAGGTGATCGACTTTGCGCCCAGCATCAGTAGCGCATCTGAGCAAACCTTGAGATCTGTATCACCACTGGCCATTCGGTTTTCTCCATGTAAGAAAGGCCAACCCCTAGAACACTAAGAGTTGGCCTGTCTAGTTGATTACCGATTAGTCGGTATCAGTTGTCGAAATGGTGGTGGCGTCATTGACATCCACAATACCACTGCTGTTGCCAGACACAATGTGCAGGCCAGCAGAGGTCACAGATGTCGGTGCCGACACCGAATCAACAGTAACGCGCAGAACAATGTCACCAATGTTCATCACATTACGCATCCCGGTATTGGTAGTCGAACCATTGTCAAAGTACCCGGCGCTGTCTACAGTAGCTGCAGAGTCAGCAGTCCAGTACGCCCACACGGTAGGAGCATTACCTTTTTTGGGATTTCCACCCAAGGGATAAAGACTTGTTTTATCAAATGCCATGATAATTTACTCCTTATTCGCGGCAGGTAATTGCGACAATGCCACCGGCATCGATAGCGATAGCGCCCGCAGAGAACATCGATGACACCAACCAAGAAGTCTTCTCGGGGATGTAGTTGATTTCACTGCGAACGCCCATGCCCTCGGCCATGCCAACAGCATTTTTGTGGTAAGCATATACCACACGGTCAGAGCCAGAGCCGCCACCAGTCAGACCACCCTCGGAGCGGTCACCAATGGTGATGAACTTGAAGCCCAGGAAGGTGTCCAGTTCGCCCTGCACCAGTGCCTTCACGGTATTGAAGTCGCTGGAGGTTACCGAAGTCTCGGACAGCAGGTTGGACAGGTTGGAAGCGTGGATCAGAATGTAGCGGTCTTCCATCGGCACATTGCCTGCATTGAGCAGACGCTGTGCTTCACGCAACTTGGCCACATTCATGTTGGTGTCAGTGCCACCAATGTCGTTGCTCACAGTCAGGCTAGTGCTGGAAGCAGCAAGCGCATCAATAACAAGCTGGTCAGCACGGCGGCCAATGGCTTTGGAAACCACTTGCACCAGTTCTTGACGCTCGTCAAAGTTGACTTTGGCCTGGTTGAAGATGTCGCTGTATTCAGCAGCAATCCAGTCACTGAGGGTGACGGTAGCTTGCGAATAGGTGACATTCAGCGGGGTCACATCGGTTTGCGGAATGCGAACCTGGGCAACGCCAGAACCAATCTTGGGGAACTTATGAGTAGATGCCGTTACACCAGTACGCAACCGGACGGTGTTACGCAAGACCGCATCGGCTTGATAGGCTTGCTTAACCTCGGTATCGAACAGGGTGACAAAGGCATTCGAAATCGAAATAGCCATTTGTTTCTCCTAGAAACAGTTGATAAAAAAAGTATTTCGTCAACGGTTGTCCAGAATACTCTGGGCCTAGACTTGTGCCTTACAGCGCACCCCTGGGCTGATTACAGCCGTCATGGGCCTTGCGGTTGTCCATGCCTCATTATAGGCAAATTCAGGATGTGTCAAGTACTTTTTTTTAGACATAGGTTCCCCAAGGGTGGATAGCTTGGTATCCCGCCCCTCCCGAAGGGACTGATCTGTAGTCCCACCCAGAGTACCCATGAGGCAGCTATTCATCCGACATTGGCTTGGTCTACCACCCGTGTACCAATGTCTACCCTAGTCCCTAGCTGACAGGCTAGTCGAGTGTCTGGGGGTGTACCAGTCCCGGTGTTTACTGGGTGCGGCCCATGCAGGCCCATTAGCTGACGCGCCCTGACGGCTGCCGTAGAAGCAAAAAAACCACTTACTGCTGTATCCCGGTGGCAACCCGCTGGACTAGACATCCTTTGGGCGAGATACATGAGTAAGTGGTCTATCTTTGTTACTTGCCACAGCAACGCCAACATTATAAACACAAAAAAAAGCCAGGCACAAGTCCTGGCTTAACTAAGGGTTTACCCTTAGATGGAGAATAGCAACTGCCCCCTAACCATACATCTTTTCAAACAACTTCTCTACCTTAGCCCGGTAGGCCGGATTCTTCCGGTATTCTGGGTTGGCCACCATGGCGTCCAGTTCTTCCTTGCTCATAGACCCTTCAGGATCCTGTTTGAGCGTTTCAGTGGGTACCCTGCCCTCGTAGGTTTCCCGCAGCTTTTGGAGCGCTTTAATGCCCTTGGCGGTGTCTCCCCAGCGGGTGAACTCATTGAACTCATCCTGGCCCCAGATTCCCTTCTGAACCATGCCCCTGCCCCACCTGGCCATGTCTGTGACTATGGCCTTGGCATTGGGGCCAAGTGCTTCGAGTTCCTGCTGCACACTTTGCTTGGCCTCGGCCACGGTATTGGCGCCTATCCCGGTCACCTCCTTGGCCAGTTCCTCGAAGGCGGTCTGGCTGATGCCGTACCTCTGCGCCCAGCCCACATAGCTTTTGACTACGGGGTCATCTTCCTTGAGTCCAAGGCTGCCAATGTCGTACTGGCCATTTTCTGGGGGCTTGTGGCCACCTGCTCTGAACTTCTTCTCCAGTTCAATGTAGGACTTGGATATGCCCTCTAAATCTGGTGCTGCTTCTTCTTTCTTCCAGAATTTCTCTGGCCAGAAGTCAGGGCGCTCAAGCGGGGCATCATCCTGTTCTGTTCCTGCAACATGGTTGATTGATTGCTCTTGGCCCTCGGTTGTCTGCTCGGCAGGCGCTTCCTCATCGGCAGCAGTAGCCAGCAGGCCTGGGTTGTCATTTGCATCACTCATCTTTGTTTAGCCTTTCTGATACGGTTTTCAATATCACGAACAACACTGTTCTGTCCCTCTCGGAACATTCCCATTGAACTGTCCGCGCCTGGTTGCCAGCACGGTTGCTCCAGATAAAACTGTCGCAGCCACGCCAACACTTTTTGACCCTCATCTGTGCCAAAGGCCTTGGCCATCTGAAGGTTCAAATCGACACCCTCTTGCCCAGGCTCAAAGGTAAAGGGGTCTTGTTCTAGGTCTTCCCATCCGCTCATGCCATGG